GGTCGTCGGCAAGTACCTAAACGACGATTACGCCGTCCTCGAGCTACTCACACAGAGTGAGCTCGTGGTCGGTGGATCGATCACGGTCGCATCAGTAGATGCAACATTCAACGGAACCTACACGGTTCGCGCATTGCCTCAGTATCTATTTATTGGTACAGACGATGAGGGCGATCTGGTCTATGACCCGATGGTGCCGATTGCAAATCAAGTGCTCTATGCCAAGACCGCTGACGATGTAGAGCGCCAAGCTTCTACCGGAACAGTCGTATTCACTCAAACCTGCACTTGGATCACAGCACAGAATGTGCTCGACTGGCTTGGCATCTCGGTGGCGACAGCTGGAGACCAGACCTTCGTGACAACTTGTGCAGCCGCGTCGAATGCGTTCTGCTTTAGGCGCAGACAAGAAGCCTCGTACATTGACAGTCTCACCACAGTGCCATCGCAAGATGTGTATCTCGGCACAGTTATGTATGCCGGCATGCTCTATAAATCGCGCGGAACAGTCGATGTATTTTCCAGCTACCAAGACATGGGTCAGACACCAGTCGTCGGCATGAATGGTCAAATCAAACAACTACTCGGCATTGATCGCCCAGCTTGCGCATGACCGTCAGCAACTACACCGATCTCTTCAATAACGCGATGAGCGCGTTGGGAACGAAACTGGCAACTGCGACAGGCTTGCAAGTGGTCACTGATCCGCGCAATCTCAGACCGCCCTGTGTCTTTATCTCAGCGCCATCGTTCACGATGTGGAACTACAACATCGCTAAGATGACCTTCCCCATCCAGATCATCTCCATGGGTCCGGGCAACGCTGACGCGCTAGGCAACATTCTCAACATGGCAGCATCCGTGATGACCGCAAATGTCGGAGCCACATCTGGATCCCCGACCAGCGTGGATGTCGGTGGGGTAGTACTTCCGGCATATGAGATGATGATCGAAGTACAGGCACAGACAGCATGAGCTTCGTGATTGCGTCTGAGAAGCTTGGCAAGATCGGCGAGCCATACACACCGAAGGCTGGCATCAACATTGATGCGCTGCTTGCCGGTGGGTTCATCGTCAAGCGCGCTGAGGTATCAACCACAGAAGAAGAAAAACCTGCTAAAACTAAACCTAAGAAAGCATCCAAGGAGTAATCATGGCAACCAGCACCTATCTCTCATCACCAGTCGTCACAGTCAATGCAGTGGATCTGTCCGATCAATGCACCGGCGCCACGGTCAATATCAACTACGACCAATTAGAGGCGACTTCCTTTGGAGATTCTTCAAGGAAGTATGTCTCGGGCCTCGGCAGTCACTCAGTCACACTCGACTTCTACGCAAGCTTTGCAGCGACTGAAACTTGGGCAACACTCAAGAGCCTTGTCGGAACTTCAACCAATGTCATCGTGAAGCCAACCAGCGGAGCTGACTCAGCAACGAACCCGGGCTTGACATTCACTGGAACATTCTTGGCAGCTCTGCCAGTAGTCACATCTTTGGGTGCTCTCGGAACCATCTCCGTGACATTCAATGGTGGTGTCTACACATCTGACGAAAGCTAATAACTGACCGCGCATCGGTCCGACACGAAAGCGAGAAGAAATGAAACTGCACCTAAAGGTGACAGAAGCAGGCAAAGACCCATACGAAGTAACGACCAATCTGGTCACACTTGTTGCATGGGAACGAAGGTTCAAGCGCAAAGCGTCAGACATGGCGAACGGTATCGGCGTGGAAGATCTTGCGTTTTTGGCATGGGAAGCAGCGAAGCAGGTCAAGATCGTCGTGCCGGGAGAGTTTGACAAGTTCATTGCAAAGCTCGATGCCGTTGAGGTGGTTGCTGAGGAAATCGAAAACCCTATCCTCGCGGAACTCACCGAAGGCTCCTAGCAGAATTGCTAGTTGCTCTTTCGTGGGCTCCGCGCTTTTACGAAGAAGAGTTTGACACCGCTGACCTGCTTACTGTCACTACTGTGTTAGAGGAAAGAAACAGGAAGTGACAACATGGCGAGAACAGGTTTAGAAGTTTATGGGATCAAAGAGACCCTCAAGCAACTAAACAAACTCGCCCCAGATCTTCGTCGTGAAATCACTCGCGATTACAAGCGGATCACTTTGCCGATGGTCCAAGCTGCACGAACTGCCGTGCCGGGTGAGCCGCCACTATCTGGCATGTATCGCAAATGGCGACGCGGTGGACCATGGTACGGATCCAAAGTGGACCAGAAGATCAATGTCAAGATCGACACTCGACGCGCACGCAAGAAGAATCTAGAAAAGGGAGCACAGTACGAGACTCTCGGCGCGTTCGTATTTCAGTCCAATGAAACATGGGGTCAGATCTTTGATATGGCTGGACGAAACCAAGCCAAAGACGGAACCGTTCAGAAGCGTGTCTATGGTGGCAAGGAATACAGATACACATGGAACAACACGCTGATCCAAAACCTCAACATCAACTGGGGTCGCGCGTCGCGCTATATGTATCCAACCGCTGAGAGCTATGAGTCAATCCTTGAGCATGAGATCCAAGGTCTCGTCTGGAAAACTGAACGACTACTCGCAGAAGCAATTGCAAGAAGTGAGGGCAACTAATGGCAATTCGCATCCCCATCATCACAGACTTCCAAGGCGATGGACTCAAGAAAACCTTTGAGCAATTCAAGGCACTTGAAACAAATGCAGAAAAGGCATCCTTCGCACTAAAGAAAGCATTTCTCCCAGCAACAGCAGCGCTCGCAGGATTGACCGCAGGGCTCGTCATGAGCTCAAAAGCAGCTGCGGAAGATCAAGCTGCACAGGTTCAACTTGCGCGCCAGCTCAAAGCAACCACTGGAGCAACCGACGCACAAGTCAAAGCTAATGAAGACTTCATTACTTCTATCTCGCGTAGTGCAGCGGTCGCCGACGATGAGCTTCGTCCAGCACTTGCCAGCCTTGTCCGTGGTACTGGCGATCTGGCATCCGCACAAGACGCACTCAAGACCGTGCTTGATGTCTCCGCAGCCACAGGCAAATCAGTTGAGGAAGTAGCTGACGCAGTATCGCGTGCCTATGGCGGAAACATGAAAGCGATCAGAGCGCTCTCACCGGAGCTCTTCAAGCTGATCAAAGACGGAGCCGATGTCGATGATGTCATGCAGTCACTCGCTTCGACTTTCGGTGGCGCTGCATCAACCGCTGCGAACACAGCACAGGGCAAGTTCAAGAACCTCACCATCCAGCTCGGCGAAGCCAAAGAAGCGATCGGAACCGCGCTTCTTCCAGTTGTTGAAGTGATGGTCGGCGCGTTCACGAACTTCGCAATCTGGGCTCAAAAGAATGCAGGAGTGATCCTTGGCATCGCGACCGCCATCGGCGCAATCGCAGCCGCAATCGTCGGAACCAATATCGCACTCGCAGCATGGAAGACCGTCAGCGTCATTACCATCGGAATCAACTACGCGCTCGCAGCATCTTTCACAGCTGTCCAAGTTGCAACCGGTGTAGGCATCGCAGTTGTCATTGCCGGCATCGCAGCGTTCGCACTTTACAAGCGCCAGATGAACGGGCTCAAAGATGATCTCGGTGGGGTTGCAGCACAGCAAGGTCTAACGAATCAGCAGATGCAACGCATGTCGGACTCTGGGAAACTCGCAACCGAAACTGTGACCGGCTTGACCGATGCTGCAACGGGTGCTGGCGGCGCGGTGGACAAAATGGCAGAGAAGATCAAGAAGGCACGCGAAGAGCTTGCCGATCAGTTCAGCACAGCACTCGACACAGCCAAGGGAAAACTAGACGAAGCAAAGAAAGCCTACGACGAGTTCAAGGACACGGTCTCACAGTCGGTCACAGGCGAGTTCTCTATCTCGGGTGCAGCTGACGCTGCCAAAGAAGCCGGAACGACGATCCTCAACCAGCTAACCCAGCAGGCAACAGGCGCTCAACAGTTCTCCAAAAAGGTCGAGCAACTGCTCACGATGGGCTTGTCCGAAGACGCGCTCAGAAAGGTCCTAGAGGCTGGTCAAGAGGCTGGGGGTGCAATTGCCAACGAGTTGATTTTGGGTGGCTCAGAAGCGATTACAGGACCCAATGGGATCAACCAGCTAGTCAGTGACTTGAACTATGTCGCGGACGCTTTGGGGACCCTTGCAGCTGACAAGTTCTACAAGGCTGGAGTCACGCAGGGCGAGCAGTATTTGGCTGGCGTACAGTCAGCAATTCAGGCTGCCGAGCAATTACTCAAGAACCCGAACCTCAAGCTCGCTGATGTCAAAGGCATCGGAGCCAAGTTTGCCGGCACGGTCGCAGGCATCGACACAGGAGCGCCAGCATCACCGACATCGGCTCCGGGTGGGGCAGCTGCCGCGCGCGGTGGAAATAACTACACGGTCAATGTGAACGGCGGAGTGCTCACTAACGCTCAAACAGGAAAAGTCGTGATCGACGCTGTAAAGAGCTTCAATCGTGCATCGGGTCCAGCAGACATCTCGGTCCGTCCAATTAGCGGTCGCTACTAATGCCAGCATCCGTCATCCAGTCAGGTGAGTATCTACTCGAAATTGATACCGGCTGGGATAGCTCCAGCTTTCAACTTGACTCAGCGACAAAGGGCGTACTTGACAACACGACATACAAGCTGGGACCGACGACAGAGTTCGCTGATGTTACAGACGGTCTGCTTGATGTATCTATCACGCGCGGACGAAAAGACATCGGAGACCAGTTCACTCCCGGCATCATGAACTTCACACTTAACGACCAGCTTGCAAATGGGGCATTCAACCCATTCAATACAGACTCGCCAACCTATGATCCTGCGAACAATCAGCCCGGAATCGCACCGATGCGTCGAGTGCGTTTTTACCGATACGACTCAACCAGCACAGCCGAATCACTTTTCCAAGGCTTCATCGTCAATTACGACTACCAATTCAATCTGGACGGCAACGACCTACTAAACATTCAAGCAATCGATGACCAGTATCTTTTGTCGCAAGCATTCCTAGACGAATGGAATGTCACCGAACAGGTCGCATCCGCTCGAGTCGTGGAGCTTCTTGCGCTTCCAGAGGTAGATGCTTTTCAAGGCGTTGGTGAACAGTCAATAGAAACCTCATCGGTGACGCTCGGCGGTGCATCGGCGTACACAGTTCCATCCGGATCAAACGCGCAAGGCTACCTAAACGACATCATGGCAGCGGAGCAGGGTCGCGCATTCGTAGATCGTTCGGGGCGCTTTGTATTCCAGCGCAGGCTGGGAGCAACGCTTTCATCTCCCGAAGTTGAGTTTGGTGACAACGACCCAGCACACACTCCCTACAATTCCGTGTCGATCAATTTTGGTGCAGACAAAGTCGTCAATAGGGCAAGCGTTACACATGCCGGCGCGACAGGACCAGAGACCGTTGATGATCTGGCAAGCCAATCCAAGTATTTCATCCAAGCTGTCGCCTACACCGAAAGTCTTGTCCACAACAACACGGCAGCGCTCGAGCTTGCAACCTATCTAATCCAAGGCGAACCGACCGCGACACTCACAAGCGTGACCACAGGCTTCCAGATGCTCTCGAATGCAGAACGGGACAAGGTTGCCATCCTTGAGATCGGTGACACAATCATCGTAGAGAAAACTATTGTCACCACATCCACGACAACCAGCGTCGTCGCTCAAGAGTCCGCGATCGAAGGCATTGAGCATCTGATCAGCTTTGACACACCACATCAGACGGTGATCTATACCAGCCCGACCACGGTCTATGAGCTGTTCATTCTGGACAGTTCCACACTTGACTCAATCTACGCACTAAGTTAGGAGCACTTATGGGAGCAAACGCAGTCACCACCGTTCCGGTATATACAGCTGGAGAGATTCTCACAGCAGCCGACCTCAATATCACAAACTCAGGTATTCCCGTTTTTGCGGACACCACGGCACGAGACGCTGCTTTCGGTGGCACCGGCGAAAAAACCCTTGCCGAGGGGCAGTACGCCTATATCGAATCAACCAACCAAACGCTTTTTTATGACGGCTCGTCATGGTTGCCTGTCGGCACTACTCCGGGCATGGTCTATATCACCGGCGCATCATTCAGCGCGCAAACCACAGTGAGCATGGCTGCCGGCGTATTTACCTCAACTTACAAAACTTATCTAGTAATTTTCCAAACTGTCGCAAGCACATTTATAAATATAAACATGCGAGTAAACGCTTCAGGTTCGCCAGTTACAACCGGAAACTATGCGCAAGCCGTTTCACTAGTGAACACCGCAGGAAGTGTTACGGGAATTGGTACAGGTGGTGGCACGGCTTTGTCGCTTGTCGCTACGGACAGTAGTTCACCGTTCCCGGGATATGCAGCAATTACGGTGTATGACCCAGCCAACGCAAGCTCAAACACTGGCGCAACATTTATGAGTTACGGATCTATCGCCGCAGGGGCGGGTACTTCAGGACTATCGAACGGTGGCTTACGGTTCAATAGCAACGCAGCACACGACGGTCTTACATTTATTGCAGCATCAGGAAACATGACAGGGTTTTACCGTGTCTATGGAATATCGGAGAGCTAAACATGAGCGAATATCAAATCCAAATCGGTGACGAAGTGCGCGACATGACAGCAGAAGAAATTGCTCAGCGCGACAAAGATGTTGCTGAAATGAAAGCACAAGAAAAAGCACGCGCCGACAAAGCAAAACTAAAAGCCGACACACTCGCCAAACTAGGACTTACTGCCGACGAAGTAGCTGCGCTGCTGTCGTAATGCGTTGGCGTCCGTTTATAGGTTACGCGCTACTCATTGGTGTGGTGTGGTGGGCATGTAGTAGCTGTGGTTATGACGGGTCGTACCGTTACCCATGCCAAGATTCAGCCAATTGGGAAAAGCCAGAATGCGAGCCACCATTGTGTGTCCCATCTGGAACCTGCACTCGAGATCTAATCCATGAAGTCAAGACTGAAGCCTGAAGATCTACACGCAAGACTGATCGTGTTCGTTGGCGCGGTCATGGCGCTCGTCTTTGCAATTACGGTCATCGGATTCGTGTACGCGCTCATGTTCGTAACCCAGCCGATCGGCAAACAAGCACCGAACGATGCAGCCTTTATTGATCTGCTTTCGACTTTGACCGTGTTCATGACTGGCACATTGTCCGGATTAGTTGCCAGCAACGGACTAAAGTCAAAAGCAAAGGACAAAGGAGCAGAAGATGAAAGCAAGTGACAAAGCCCTACTCGCATCCTACGGACGATCAATGCTCGCAGCAGTCGTCGCACTAGCAGTCACCGGCAACACAGACCCATCCGCACTGTTAGCAGCTGCGATCGGCGCGGTCTGCCCCACCGCATTGCGCTACATCAACCCGAAAGATCTGAAGTTCGGTCGTGGCAGTAGCCAAAGCTAAGCCGGGAGTCCCTAACGCAAGGGACTACATCGGCAACGCTGACGGAGCATCGCCAGCTCCTCGAGCCGGCATGAACGAATGGATCAAGCAAGCGATCGCTGCATCAAATAACGCGCTTTGGAACAATGGGTCATGGGGTCAGCGCGATATGCGCGGTAAGCCCGGATCGCTATCGGTCCACGCGACTGGCAGAGCTGTTGATCTTTCGTACCGTAAAAGCGAAAAGCATCCAAAAGCTGGACGCAAAGAAGCACTGATCTTTATTGACAAACTTGTCGCCAACGCTAACGAGCTCGGTCTTCAGTGCATTTTGGATTACATGCCAAAAGAACACGGACGCGCATGGCGCTGCGACAGACAAGCATGGCTCAAATATGACAAGCCAACGATCCATGGAGCTCCCGGCGGAGACTGGTTCCACATTGAGATCACACCACAAGCAGCGGACTCGGTAATCTGGGTCAAAGCCGCATTTCTAAAGGTCTTCGGGGAAATCCCACCTAAAGCTTGACCTATGCCCTAGGGTCGGATTACCGACGAAAGAGCAGTAATCATGACAGAACCTCAGATCTTCAACTACTCCGTTTATACCGGAGTTATGGATAACGGACAAGAGATCCTCGTCCAGATATTTACTGAGCCGGACTCGGGCAAATACTTACTAGGACAAATTGCATTCCGATCGCACGCATCCTCTTGGGGCGTGCCTATACCACTGGAGAAAAAATGAACTACTTTGCAGAAAAATTGATAGGGCTAATGCTTTGCACCATTTTCGGCTTTACGGCTCTCACAGGGGCTCCTAACGCGTCTAAAGAGCCCTCTGGGACTATTGCCCTAGCGCCGATTAGCGTCCAGCCATACCTCATTGAGCCAACCACGACGACCAGCTCCACGATCTACATCGATCCATACAGCTCAGCCTGCGAGCAGTTCAGCGCGCTCGCCATCAATCTCGGCTGGGACCCAGATCAGCGAACCGTGCTCGAGTCAATCATGTTCAGAGAGTCGCGTTGCATCCCCAGCAGCGTGAACCCGAACGATCCAAAAGGCTCCTACGGGCTCATGCAGGTCAATGGATTCTGGCTGGAATATCTGAGCGACCGTGGCATCATCATCGAACTCTCAGATCTGTTACAGGCACAAACTAATCTCATCGCAGCGTTAGAGATCTACAACTACGGAATGGACCGATACGGCTACGGCTGGGGTCCGTGGAGTGCAACAAAATGAGCGAAGGCACAGCATGGAACCAAGGAGAACTCACCGAAGAGACTCGCAAGCTTGTGCTCGAACGCA